GGAACAAACAAAGATGATCGCATTCCCGGCTGAAACGCATTTTGGCCGAAGTTATCCATTATTTTTTACCTTTTGCAGAGTCATAGAGGCTGGTCATCTTATTGACCAGTGACGCGCCTTTTGATGCACCTGCGGCATCTTGTCCGGGCTGTGAATTGCCGAGGGCCTGCATCCGTTCATCCAAAGAGCGTTTACGGGGAGCGGTGGCTGATGCCGGTGCAGTAGCGACAGTGGAGGCAAGCACCCGGATCACGGCGGCGGAACTCATCCCCGAATTAAGCGCCAGAGAAACTGCTAAATCTCCGCGCCCGGTAGCATGCTTGCTGCCAAAGATACGCGCACAGCGCTGGCGTTCAGCACTGCGGCCTTTTTTGACGTTACGGTCTTCGTTATCATCATCACCGTCATCGTCACTCCCTTCATCAGCGTCAGCATCATCGGGGTCGTCCTCAGCATCAGGGTCCTTATTATCCTGATCATCAGGATTATCGTTTGAGTCGTCATCGTTCTCTTCAGCTTCAGGATCTTTTTCATCCTCTTCAGCCTGACGACCTTTGGCCTTTTTGACCTTGTCTTTATCGTCCTCAGTCTCTTCTGACGCCTTGGCCCCACGGCCAAACAGGTGTGAAAAACCTTTAATTTTCGCCATTACTTTTCTCCAACCAATGTTAATAAATCGCGGAATGCGACATCAGGCGGGGCAACTTGATCAGCCAGCCCCAACTGCACACCATCAGCAGCCAAGAAACATGCCGCCTCGGTGTCTCTGATCGTTCTCTCTGCTACCCCGCGATTGCGGGAAACCGTACTCACGAACAAGCGGCCCATCTCGTCAACATCGGACTGAATGGCCTTCTTTGCTTCTTCGCTTAATGCTTCGTAGGGATTTGATTCCGCTTTTCTGCTGCCAAAGGTGATTATCGTGACCTGTACGCCATCGCTTTTTATGCGCTGTGACCAGTCAACATGCATCACGATGACGCCGATCGAACCGACCCCGCCGGTGCGAGGAACGATAATCCGATCCGCTGCACTGGCCAGCGCATAAGCAGCCGAATAAGCATTTTCGGACAGGATTGACCAAATGGGTTTAGCGCCTCGGGCGGCATAAATTTCATCGACCAAATCAAAACAACCGGCGACTTCACCGCCCGGTGAATCGATATCAAAACAAATGCCCTTCACCGCATCATCATTCATTGCTGTCAGAAAGCTGGCCCGAATACCGTCATAGCCTGTCATGCCGCTATAAGGTCGCAGGGTGCCTAACTTTTGCACCAACGTGCCCTGAATCGGAATGACCGCCACGCCCTCGATAACGTCATAGCCACAATCACGACCCTTGCGTGAAAAGAAATCATCCTCTTCGTCGGCCCAATCGGTATTAGACTGAATACGCGTCAGGCCGAACCGGTCAGTCAGTGCCGCCATGACTACTTCAGCCTTGTGCGGATGAAGTGCCAGCGGGGTGTTAAAGAGCCGCTGGGCTAAATGTGGAAGATTCACTGTGCCTCCGGTTTTTGTTGTTGATCAGGTGCAAAGGTGTCAGCTTGCAGCCATGTAGGGATAGGCAACCCACGCTCAATGTATGCCTCACGTTCTCGCTGGCGCTGATCCAGCAGTTCTTCCCAGTCTTCGCCCACGTTCTCAGCAGCTTCCATTTCGAGAGTAGATAATCCCGCCTCCATCCCGAGAATGGCCCCTTTCTTCTCAGCCACGGGATCAACCCAACCACGACCGGGACCCATCCACTGAGCACGGCAATATGCCGCTTTCGCTGTGAGAAAATCAGGTGCGCCATCAGGCAAGGGAACCTCACCTAAATCATGCAATTCTTCGATAAAACACGACAAAATTGGCTGAGCAAAGCCTGTTGCAAAATCATCGCGGCGGCGGGTCAGGGTTTTCCATGCTTCCAGCATTGCTGATCGGGCTGAGCTGTAGTTAACATCTGACCAGTCCTGTGTCAGTTGTTGGGTAGAAATTCCCAATGACGCGGCGATGTTCCGCAACGCTGCGCTTTCAAAGGCAACAAAGTTACTGGTTGGTCGAACCGCGTTGAGGGTGGTCATTTCCTCACCGGGAGCCAGTATCGGAATACGTGCGCCACCCTGTAGTGACAGGCGTTTTTCGTCGTGATACTCGCGTCGCATGTCTTGATATCGGTTAACTTCCTCACCCGTATCAAGGGCGTCAGCTACTAAACCCGGGTCATAAGGTGATGTGATAAAGGCCGCAAAAATAGAGTTCAGAATTGATGACTGCAATTCAACCTCATCGTACTTAATCAGCATTTTCAGACGCTGAACGATGGGGGTAAAAATACTGATCCCCCGATGCTGGGAGGCACGGTCACTGTCAAAATCATGGATGACGATGGGGCGGCCCCAGTCAGTTTCACGCGGGATACGCTCCCATGTCATGGTTTCTTTGCCGCTCCACCAGTCACCTATGTGAGCTTTTCGGATGTGATAAGCGATAGGCACCCCATCCTCATCAATTTCTACCCCTCCGCGAATATTCAGCATGTCAAAGTTTTGCTGAGGGTTACTTAATCTATCCGGGTCGATGATCTGCATGGTCGTGGCATACTGCGCACGACCATAGCCGAGGCGGTCAGGTCTATATTGCATAACGCAGAGCGCGTCACCGTCAGTCAGTTTGTGACGAAAACCAAGCCGTAGCAGTTGAGCGACGGTTTTCTTTCTTTCCACATCACAATAACGGTTCGGATCATTGGCCCAAATTCGCCAGCCTGACTCAATGGCTCGTCCATATTCATCAGCCCATTTTGCGTCAAATTTAGGATTCCCGGTCATCAGTGCCAGAGTCCGATAATCAACCTTAGCCAGCGGACGGAAAGACGCGCCAACGGCATTATCCAAAATACGGGTAACACTGCCAGAGGCCCAACCGTCGTTACGTACCATGTCGCGAACACGGGCAACCACCTGATCGCGGGAGGTATTAATTTCGTTATCTGGCGACCACAATGACGGTTGCCAGCTAGCCATCGTGTCACTGAATTGGTCGGCAGCGTCATACGGAACCCCGCGAGAACCACTCAACATCGATGCCCTTGATTGAGATGGCGGCAAGGGACGACCGTCAGGACCTAAAATCCTTACTGGGTTTTTCATCAATAACGCGGCCTTAACGCCCTGCGCGGACGTGGAACAACACCCAACTGAGCCTGAAGGAGTTGAATTAACCCCATGAGCTGACCAATATTGGTCTGAAGATATGTTACTGAACGAGTCCCATCTCCTTGAGCATATGAGAACGACACCCCTTTCGACCCGGCTGATAATTCAATATAAGCTTGCTGTGCCTGATTTAATGCGGCCTCTAACTGGGCGCGAGTCATCGTACCGGCCAACAGGCTGGTTTTTGCGTTGAACATATAAATCCTTAAGCCAGCCGTCTGGCGATACTTTTTGTGATGGGAGGTTCAGATTCCTGAATAATGGCACCCGGTAGACGCAGACTGGTTTTCTCTTCCTGTTCAGGCGGAGCTGGGTGTAAAACTTTATCTGGCTCGGACTCGATCAGCAGTGCGCGGGTATTTAATTTCAGCCCCAAATGGAACAGACCCGCAAGGGCAGCATAAGCATAAACTCGACAGTCCAACGCCTCGTTAGCTTTACCATGTGGCAAATCCCAAACGCTGTAACGCTGACCAGCCGCTTCTTTCATGATCAAGCGCTCAGCCGTTAACTGGCTGAAATACCCCATATCCCGATCTGTTGAAAAGTGCATATATCCGGGGCCGGGTTTATCAAGATGAAGACGGGATCGGATAGAGTCTTTTGCTGAGTTAACCCCAATAATGACCGGGCGGAACTGCGACCGATTCTTTGAGGTGGGTCGCTTGTTAGGCCAAATAGGAGAGCGCTTACCACCGGTGGCTGATTCCCCTTTGATGGCCCATATCCGACGCCCCAAACGCTCCTTAGCAAACTCATAGACCTTTTGTGTGTGGTTACCGCCGGAGTCATGGCAGGCGGCCATGATAGTAAATCCACGTCCATCTGCCCGCCGCCAGATTTGCTTTAGATAGGCATCAAGCCGAAGCCAGGGTTCTGCCGTTTCAAGGTCACCCTCGATAACGTCAAACGCTACCGACCAGCTCTCTTCATCCTTACCCCATCCCACAACTTCAATTTCCAACCGGTCTGCCTGAGTATCAATTCCCGCCGTCAGGACAGCAACACCATCGGGAACTTCAGCGTCAAAAACTTCTCTTCGCGACAGTAGTTCATCCACAGGCAACCGCTTACCGTAGTTGGGGCGATGAGGTAGCCCCATCTGGGTATTCCACCAAGCCAGCTCTTTATCTGGGTCCCCTTTAGCTTTAAGGTATTTAGCGGCGATATCAGACGGTTTGTCTTTTTGCCACGGGCTAAATATCTTGGACGCCTGAAATCCGGCATGAACATTATCGACCCCCAACTTACCGCAAGTGGGACAAACTGCCCGATGCACAGCATGACGCTCAGATTCAGACCAGCGCCATACAACGCCCACCGCAGCCTGATCATCAATGTGCCAGGCTTGTTCATAATCATTCAGCGGCACATGGCGCTGTTCGCAGCATTCGAAAGGTTTTGTTTGATGCCACTCAATGGTGCGTAGCGCTCTCAGGCGGTCGCCCTCGGACCAACCAGAGCCACAGCTTTCACAGTGGATCATGGCGAGTTTTGTATTGTGTTTGTCCCCATCGGATGGCCAGTGAACATGCTTGAAGAAATCAGGAAATTGACGGTGGCCACAATGGGGACAGGCCATCGATGCCCGGCGCTGATCTGATTCCTCGTAGCTGGCCGCAATGCGGCTTTCATCTTCAACGGTCGGAGAGCAGGCGCGAACAGATAACCAGTTGAGGCCAAAGGTCGCGGTGCGCTCTTCCGCCAGCGTGATCGGGTCACCTTCACGGGTGATGGGGTATTTATCCACCTCATCCGCAAGCAGCACACGGATCGGACGACGAGCAAGGTTGTCTGGACTACCGGCCCCCGCCAGTGCCAAAAAGCCCCCCGTAAAGGATTTGTACAGTAATGTCTCTTTCGAATTTTTCTGTTTGTTGCCACCCACCAACTGGCGAAGAGCGGGTGTGACCCTGATCAAGGGGGTAATGCGTTCTTTGGAAAACTGTTCAGCCGCATCCTCTTTAGGTTGCAATAACAGCATCGGACAAGGATCAAGATGAGCGAAGTAACCAAACAGGTTTTCCAGCAATGCCGTTTTCATCAACTGGGTACAGCACATCACGGTGATGATATGCACCCCGGATTCCGTCGCTGCCAGCATAGGGCCACGGGCAATCTCTACCGTTGAGGTGTCCCAGTCACCTGATGTGCTGCCAGCCTCTTTTGCCAGTTTTCGGAATTCGTCAGCCCAGTCGGGCACGCTAATACGGGGTGGCGGTGTCCAGCCCTTACGAACGCTGCGGAGAAGTCGGTCATGTTTGCTCTGCGTTAAACTCAGGTTCGCCGAGGCCAGAGATGTGTTTATGGACATATTCTAATAACACCTCGGTCATTCTGTCGGCGGGAACATCCAAGTCAGCCGCCATCAAAGGAGCCACCCTTGACGGCCAGTTCATCCACGCGTCTCGCTGAGCACGAAAGGCCTCAAACAAAACAGTCTCAGCAACAGACAGATCCACCAGCCGCCCATCCTCTTTCTCAAACTCCAACCTAGTCAGTAGCGCGAGATAATTCTCTTTTATCATTGCAGCTTCTTCACGCGACCATTCAACCCCATTAGCGAGCATGATCTCTTTGATGGTTTCATCGGTACTGTCGTCAAGGTCAGCGGCGGTGACTTTGACGGGCCGCTTTTTGCTGGCGTTTTTAGTGCGGGGATCTTTGCTGTCGCGCAAAGTGGCCACCGCTTTATCACTTTCCTCAACGTTGACCAGATCACCATCAAGAACAATATATTTTCCGGCCTTAATCCAGCGGCTCACCGTCTTCCGATCAACGCCAGCATGTTTGGCGTAATCAATCTGCGTCATCGTGCTCATGGTGAAAATCGCCTCAGTGGGACATGGGACATTGCCGTGGGACATTTGCGTGGGACATTTTTTTGTGTCCCATCTAAAATGTCCCACGCAGAAAAACAGCTACAACCGTGCTGCGTAAGGGCTGGCGGTTAAAGTTGCATAACTATGCACGTGGGACATGGGACACAAAATGAAAAATTTATAGCTGGTAAAACTGCACGGCGCGCAATGCCCGTACATTACAAAACTCTCAGGAGGGACCCATTTTTTTCTGGATGATAATTAATTTCATTTAGCTTCACGACCGCACACAAAAATCATCATAAGCAGCAAGACCAACATTCTTGATCAGGCTCAGGCTGCTCTTTATACGGGCCTTTTGATTTGCACGATGATATCTGCAAATTATCAATAGCTTTATGAATGGCGATATTTCTTTATTTAGTGGGATGACGCCCCGTGGGAGGGGGTTAGTTAACCCAATTAGCTCGGCGATCTTTAGATGCTTATCTTCAGGAACGTTAGGTATACGGGCCTCAGATTTAATGACGATATGTGTTGAAGTCTGACGTATTAATGTAGTTTTGATATGGCTGGTTATTATAGTCACTATTGCACCTCATCTATTTAGCCGTCTTCAATGCCTGCTCGATTGCCAGGCTTAAGGCACCAGGCATTAAAGCCCGTGCCATTGCATTCGCTCGGTCGAAGTATCCAAGCGTTGGTTTAACTGCCAATGCGTCACCAAACTGAATCAGCAGCTTAGGTGCTCTTTGTTTCTCTCTGGCGCGATGCACACCGTTAGGAGAACGCTTCTGACGCTTCTTAACCTTTTTGCTTTTCTTCCCTTTCTTACGCTGGAAGAAACCACTAACGCCATTCACCTCACCTACAAAGACATTTTCCTTAGCCTTGAGCTGCTGCGTTTTATTACGGGCTAAGTTCCCAAACTTATTCAACTTAATGTTTTTGGGGTTAAGCAGCGCCTGACCATTGAGCTTGTGCTGACCGCCAAACTCGAACGGTTCGAGATAACTGGCAGCAATATCACGCACGAATACTTTGGCCTGTAATCGGTCTTTGCGGGCACCAAACGAGCCGACAGAATTAACAGTAAAAGGTGTTGGATTATCCAGATTGCGTTGCATGCCCACTTTCTGAGCGGCGGCAATCTGGCGAGCAACGCTGGTTAGTGCCTGAGCAGCAGCAAAAGGGAGCTGCTTTTTTATCGACTGCAACTGATTGGATAAGTCTTTAAGAGTGGCCATATGCACACCTGTTTACTTCCTTTTTCTCACTGAGCGCCTAAAGCATTTCGTGCCTTGTGGTGCCACAGACCCGCTCTCTTCATCCATTTCCCACATTTCCCAACCGACAATTTCAATTTCAATTCGGTAGGCTTCGTTGGTATCAAACCCTTCAGTCAGGAAAACCACACTATCGGGAACTTTCGCATCACTGCCTTTCTTTTGAGATATTAGCTCTGCATTTAATCCCATAGCATTGCTCCAAATAGAAAAGCCACCAGCATTAACCCCCACAGCGAGCCGGAGTTAACGAGGTGACTTTGGTTTGCGCATTATCGATGGCACTCAATGAATACCACCTGTAATGCTCATGCGATTATGTACCTGGTTACTTCTCCACCTCAGGCGGCGGTGGTATCTTGGGAGTTCTCACACAACCAAGAAGGGAATATCTATGTCGATGCTCGATAATCAGGAAATTGAGTTACCCGCATGCCCTAAGTGCGGCACCAAGACGAAGAAGAAATACGCTTGGCTTAAGTCTCATCGTCACTTCACTTGCCGGTGCGGTAGTCAAATCAACGTCGATGTTAGTGATCTGACTCGCAAAATCGGGGCAATTGAGGACAAGTTGAAGAAGCTGTTTAAATAATTCTTTATCGATTGTGATCGTTTCGCTTGGCTGGGCTTCTCCCTGTAATCTCTGGAAACTCAGCCTATCACCCGCTAGTTGTTCTGCTGTTTTCTGAGTCATGATTTATCCTGTTAATTTATTTCAGGCACACGTTATTGATGTAGTCCTGCAATCCAGCTATTTGGGTTGTGGCGATTCCGATGCGCTCTCTGAGACTGAGATAATCCCGTTCAGCGGCGTTAGTAAGTCTGGCGCTGGCATCATCAGGGACGCTGGCGGGGCCGGTGGTTTTGGACACTGGCTTTGTACATGTGGCGTTGAGCTGCAACCGCTTAGTGCCAGAAGCGATATCAGCACGAAGGCGCTCGTTTTCAGATTTGGCATCTGCTAATTCCTTGGTGGTTTTGATATCGATAGCGGTTACTGCTTGGCGATGGATTTCGGCTAGCTGAAGGTCTTTCTTCTGCTGATTGGCTACTGCGGTTATTTCTGCAACATCACGTTTAAGGGTTGTCACTCGGCTTTGGGAATACACCAGAATAGAAATGAGAACTATGACCGCAGCCGCGAGTATTTCAGTTAATTTCCCAGACATAGCGCTTTCTCCTTCTCGCGCCGGACAACTAAACCGGGCAACTGTTTACCACCTCCGTAAGCCCAGCGGGGGAATTGATAACAGGCTTCAGTAAATTTCCCCTCTCGCAGCATCCGGTACATCGTGGATTTCTGCATCTGGGCGCAACCAGCATTAAAAGTGATGGAGGTAACCGCATCAAATTGGCCTTGGTTCAGCTTCTTGCCATTACCGTATTTATTCACACAGACTTCTGCCTGAAGGATATTTGTTTCCCAGTCTGCGGCGATCTGTTTATCAGACTTTCGGACGCCTTGCTGAACACCATGAGTATTACCAATGCCATCAGTAAGAACACCAGCCGGACAAACATACGGATCACGGCGGCATGATTCAGCATTACCGATAAGCTCTAATCCACTCTCACTGGTTCGGACGTTACCCATAGATAGGACGATATAAATAATTGAGGCCACGGAACAAATACCACCAGCCACACCAGCTTTAACTTTTGCGGTCATTTATACCTCGGCCTCGACTTTTTTTAATGCTTCAGTGATTACCTCAACCGCCGCTGGGCGCTTCTCTGTTGGCTTGTTCTTCGTATCAACTAAGTAAGTCTCTATAAGTTGAGTCCGCTTCTCTTCTTCTCTCTGCTTGCGATTGGCATCAACACGGCCATAAATGAATGACGCAGCTGAAAGAACAATGCCGATTAGCCCAAACACAAAGTAAATAAAATCCTGTGTCGTTACGCCCAATGTTGCGGAAAAAGCCGCTAACCAAGCGAATAGCTGAGTAAAAACACTGCCGGTTTGCTGTTCCATTTTCATGTGTCTCCCCCTCCCGGTCAGCGGGTTGGGCGCGTAGTTAAGGAATTTAGCCCACCAGCGCAGCCACTCATTAGCAGTAATGTGTGTGTGGAGTTGATTGGGTGACTGATGGGCTAAAACGGAAAAAGGCCCACCGAAGTGAGCCTTAAAATTTGGAGCGGTCAGCGGGAATCGAACCCGCATCATCAGCTTGGAAGGCTGAGGTAATAGCCATTATACGATGACCGCACTGGTGGCCCTTGCTGGACTTGAACCAGCGACCGAGCGATTATGAGTCGCGCGCTCTAACCAACTGAGCTAAAGGGCCGAACATGAGTAAGCAAGCTGGACATCTCCGGGTATCCCATCATCGACTTAAACCCAACCTACTTATTATTTGGCCCGCCACCGAGGTCTCGAACCCCGCGCCTACAACGGCAATGGTTATCGGCTCTATCCAGCTGAGCTAGTGGCGGTAAAGCGCGAATTCTACGCATCAATCTATAAACACACCATAAACAAGGTTACTTTCAGATTATTCAGCCTACTAATGCAAGTCCATAAACAACAAAACACCCCGAGGCGGGGTCTTCTATTATTTCTTTATTTTTATGCCTGAGGATATCAACGATCTCTTACAATCGTTGATTCCTTCATTGTAACCAGCATCGTAATACCCTTCTGGCCTTTCTTTTGTTTTAGGCAGTGATACAGATAAATTTTTTCGCTCAGTGTCAGCACCTGCGACAAACATAACCCACATTAATTGTGCACCCGGATCTTTGTATTCTGTAGTGTGCTCATGGGCTTTATAATCAGCGATAAAGGAAAGGCTGCAAGGAAATTTTGTTTCCAATGAAACGCTTTCGTAATTTAACTCCATAAAGTTTTCAAATTTAGCGATTAGCTTTTGAATTTCCATCTGACCCCTAACTCCCTGCTTATGGATGCCGATTTGCGAATTCACCATAAATAAAAGCCCCGCGATATGCGAGGCCTTAATTATTCAAAGTGAGGCTTATATACAAGTACCCCACTATTTATGGAAATTACGCCAACTTCGGACAAAATGCAAGTTAATAATCATATTATGTTGCTAACAGTACCGATAATGCCACTATCGTGTAATTCGCTGAAACTCATCCTCAGTATAACTCTCTTCAATGTCACATTTAGCCACCAGCGACTCATAGAACGGTTTCCAATTACGCCGCCACGTCCTTTCATTGAGTTCTGGAAGCAACGCTGTAATCGCTCGATAAGCTGTCGTTGAGGGTGTCCGTTTGTATCCAATTCCAGAACACCGCTCACACTCTTTTTCTACTGGTGCGCCAAGCCGCTTGGATTTCTCAAGGTCGCGCACCTTACCAGTGCCATTACAGCGGCAACGATGGGAGATTTTTCCCTTTCCGTTACAGGGATTGCACAATTCGCCCACCAGCTCTTCCTCAACCCATGCATCTGTTTCACCACATCCGGGGTGTTTAACCACTTTCTGAATACTGTAAATTAACCCCTTCCCCTTGCAGTGTTTACATGGGCTGGTTGCCGCCGCTGAACTGATGTATTCCTCATAGGCAAATTTAGCCAGAATAACCATGCATTGAGCCATTCGACGGCCCGATGCTTTGCCGACATGCTTCGGGGCATTCTTCATGGCAAACTGGGTAAGCTGTTCGACGGTTCTGATCCGGTCCTCTTTGCTGATACCAACCTTGCCAAGATATGCAGCCATTCCGAAACTGGCCCGAGCCTCAACCATTCCCATTGCAGCGGCTAGGTCCGGTCCCTTGAGCGAGTCGGAAGAGGTAGCGCGGGGAGAATCCGTAATCATCTGGCTCTTGGCGCTGAACTGTTTCATTGCTGATTCTAGTTTCACTGTGCCGCCTCTCTTTAAATTTTGTGCACGTTTGAGTATTTTCGGGTCTTTTGTTCTGGTTGCTGCTGGCTGCGTCGTGCTGCTTCTGCCTGATCAATTGGCATAAAATGCCCGTAACGGAATTGACGGTAAATTGTCCCCTGTGGCCCGTTGCGGTTTTTGGTCAGGTTAATTTCTGCAATACCTTTGGCGAGGCTGTTCTCGTCATAAAGTTCGTCGCGATATAACATCATGATCAAATCAGCGTCGGCCTCAATGCTGCCTGAGTCTTTCAAGTCGGCATTCACAGGGCGCTTGTTCATGCGCTGCTCCACACCTCGGGATAACTGGCTTAATGCTATTACGGGGGTTTTATTGCGCTTGGCTAATGCCTTAAGACCACTGGATACCTCACCCACTGCAATATCATGGCGCTGGCGCTCGTTAACGGATATCAGCCCAAGGTAATCAACAAAGACAGCAGCCAATTCAGGGTGCTTGCGCTTATGGGCAATTGCTGATTGCTTGATTTGTTCAAGAGTTAACTCGCTGGCATCAATAACCCAAATAGGCCGATTGATCATGCGACCGATACCGGCTGATATTCTGGCCCAATCCTCATCTTCCAATTGTCCTGGTGATTTAAGTTTGGAAGTGGATAAGCCACCTGCGCCGGCAACTTGCCGTTCCGCTATCTGGATGCCGGACATTTCCATACTGAATAGCAGTACACCGCCGCCCAGCTCGGTAATTTTATCAATCAGGTTAAGCGCAAACTCTGTCTTGCCTACCGATGGCCGTGCCGCTATCAGCACCAAATCCGTCAGATCAAAGCCACCGGTTAAAGCGTCTAACTCATCAATACCCGTCAGCAATGTTCGCCCTTCCCCTACGCCTGCCATTCTCTCTTCTAACCGGGTTTCCACCCCCGCCAGCAGATCATTAATATGAACGGCCACCAGTTCACCCGAGTTCAGTTCCATGTGTTGGAGGCTGTCACGTAACTCAGCAATGGCGGTCATAGACTCGTCGCCAGTTCGTGCGCCGTCTAACGCCGTTATCGCATTGGCTACCACCTCTTCAGCACTGCGAATGAAATGATTCTTCACCACCAGCGAGGCGTACTGCTCCAGATTGGCGATCGCCCATGAGAGTTTTACCGATGCGGACATGATCGCCTGATACTCGCCGCCCAAGGCTTCACCCACCAGCACTGGATCAATCACATTCTTGCTCAGTGCCTGCCGCATAATTTCACGATAAATATCGCGATATTGTCGGGTACCGAATGCCTCCACCGGTAGCGTAGAAAACACGTCGAACGTCTGTGGATATGCATCCAAATTACGCAACAACAGCGCCCCAATCACCGCGCCTTCAATCTCTTCGTGTGTCATGCCGCGCCATCCTTGCGGAAACTATCCCAGTTAAATACCAGTGTTGCCCCACCACCTTCGCTCATCCGGTCAACGATGCGCTCCCCGATAACGTCGGTAAGCTCACTAACGGTTAAGTTGCTTATCAGAATGGTTGGCCTGAAATTCTCATACCGTGTGTTGATGATTTCGAACAGGATCAGCTTCTCTGCTTCGCTGCCGAACTGCACACCGACCTCATCGATAATCAGCAAATCCATATTGCTGTACAGGTGATAAATATCATCCTCTGTTTGCTCTGAGCCTTTCTGCCATGTGCGCTTGATGGCGCGGGTAATACGCATGACTGATGTCAGCAGAACACTATCCTGATGCCCGGCTATGATGTGTTTGGTCATGGCAACTGCCAGATGGTTCTTACCTGTTCCGCACGAACCACAAAGCAGTAAACCGGTGCCTGATTCTTTCACTTGCGGCCAGTGACTTACGTAGCTCTTACAAACCTCAAGGTTACTGGCAGCCTTGTCATTGACCGGCTGGTAATTATCGAAATCGCAGTGTTCAAATCGGGGGCTGATATGAGCCTCAGCAGTAAGCCGCTCAACCCGCATGTCTTTGATCTGCCCGTTAACCTGATTGATTTCATCGGTAATGCAATCAGGACAGCGAGAACACCGCTCAACAACACGATCAGCAAATTGGCAGGTCAGGCCAACCCTGATGTAATCACCATGGGTGGGACAGCTTTTTGTTTCATCAAGCCCACGGACAAAGTGGCGATCCTCAGTGGCAATAACGCCAGAGGAAAAACTCAGTTCTGCTTCAAGGTCGCGGGCCTTATTGTTCAGTTCCCGCATGTATTGCTCCCAGATAGTGGGCATGCCGTTGATCATTTGTTAAACCTCGCCATGAATGGGGCTGTAGTTGCGCCGTAATCGCGATTGGCGAACCCGGCATGCGTGTTTTGTTTGTGGTTGCTGGCTAACTGTGGCGCCATAGCTGACCATGTATTTTCATACTCACAGCCAGGGCCAAAGAAGCGTGTAGCCTGCATGACATATGCGGTGTTGGTCTGGCCTTTGGCTTGGCAGAACTTGGCGTAGCGCTCTACCCCTGCCAATAAAACCTCACTGGCTACCCCCTCTTTGATTCGGGCATTCCAGCACTTGAACGCAGCGGGTTTAGAATTGCTCCCCTCGCGTTTTGGGTAATTGGCCCACGCTGTTTCGAATTCTGCTGAATAATCGTTTTTAATTCGCTTAGCAGGGGCATCATCGCCAGATGGTGCAAGTGTGTTTGTAGTCTCTGTAGTAGTCTCTGTGTAATCTACTGTATGAATGGATGCGGGATTTCCCCTAGCCGGTGTGCTGGTTTTCCCCATACCTGCCTGCGGGTTTTCCGCATCACTGTATGTGGAATTTCCGCATCCTTGGATGTGGTCCTGTTCATCACCATTTAGAGAGAAAAGTAACTCTTGAAGACGTGCTTCATTCACCTGAAAATATAGCTTTGCGGGAATGCCTTTTTTCGATTCCTCAAGCACTCCGATGTCGCGCAATTTTTTACGCGCCCCCTCCTGCTCGTAGCGGCTAAGACCTGTTTCATCCTCAAGTTCGGTCTGAGTTTTATAAAACCAATCACCGCTATTCGTGCGGTTATGCCAATAGACCATCTGAGAGAGCAGTAAAGCACCTGTGACGCCCACGCCCAGCCGGACAAATGAGCGCTGAAAAGCTATTGGCCTGTCGATTAATTGGAGTAACTGGCTCATGCTGCGCCTGCCAATTCTTTGTCATGGGTAAATTGACCGTTCCAGTTCTTTTTCATCGGCAAGCTGCCTTTGAGGTAGTACCGGTAAATCCAGATAGCACCCTTGCGAAGCAGTACCGGAGTGAAGGCGTCGAAGCTCTCATGCTCGTCAGGCTCTACCAAATGGCGACGCTCAGTGAGATACAGATCACGCGCATAGGCTTTCACGCGCCATGCTGGACGGCGAGACTCTGGGCGCTCGTCATACAGCCAGTTATGATCTTCAAGGAACGCGGTGACCTGCTGAACGTTGACGCCATTAAGTTGCTTACAGAACTGGCTCGGCGTCATGCCCGCTTTGAAGAGGTTTTCCAGATGCTCGATGTATTTCGCCTGCCGATGCACGTAACCCACCGCCTTTCTCTCAGACTCTTTCGCGTCAGCCCATGCACGAGCTGCCGCAACCTCATCAGTGAAATCAGGGAGGTCATTGGATGGCATGAGGCTATAGGAGCCAGTAGTGCGAATGGACGGCAATACTTCGGATGTGATCCAACGCTTGAAGCGCTTAGCTTTAGGTTTGCGACTTTTGAGAATTAACGAATAAAGACCGGACTCATTGACCAGTAGAGGCTTTCGGCCCGAACCCGAATACTGTTCGTGTTCACGAATATCCTCATCATCAACCGATAGTAGCGCTTTATTCGTATCACTCAACTCAAGCGCCTGACACACGTCCATAGCAAAAAACCACGGTGACTGATTGATCACCACGGTACGCACCGATGCCAATAATTCACCGGTACTTGCAGTAAAATCGAAAGTTCTGATATGGTTATTCATGATTTGTGTCTCCGTAAATCAAAACAGACCGGCTGGGGGTGCAACTCTTGCCGGTTTTTTCTTTTTTGCGCTCTGCTTTCGAACAATTGAACTGAACCCACAACCGCGCTTCCCGTAAACAATCGTCAAAAGCTGCACCCTTGCGGCTTGCCTGAGCGAGTTTGTGATAGTGCTTAACGCCTTCATCTGCCCCCCCCCTAGCGACTTGTTCAGGGACACCATCAGCCACCAGTGCGGCTACAATATGTTTGTGTATGAACGATTCAGGAGTCATGGGTTAGTCCTGAGCGGGGTGTGGGAATACAGTAGGCAAGTCAGGACGAAGCTCGAAAGGCTTAACCTGCCCACCAACAGCGAAGGAAATAGCTACAGCGTGTACAGGGGAAACTTTCTTTAACCCACGAACCCAGTTCCCTACAGCACCTTGTGTTACACCAATTTGCTTAGCTAAGGCCGTCTGTCCACCAGCGATATATACAGCTTTGTCTATGGGCGACTTAAACAGATTATTATCGGTCATACACACCTCGGTATTAATATTTTAGTATTAATTTAATCCGTAAGTAGGAACTACGCAAGGAATGTTTTACTTGCTTAAAAATACCAAGGTATTAAAATGTATAGATCTTAATCGGAGGTATTTATTATGGATTCTTTAACCCTGGCGCAAAGATTAAAAATAGCCATGGAATCAGCCGGATATACACAACTCAAACTAGCTGAAAAAGTCGGCGTGACGCAGGGAGCAATACAGAAACTAGTATCAGGAAAGGCTAAATCGACTCGCAATATTATTGATATCGCTGAGGCATTGCAGGTAAGTCCTCAATGGCTAAATAGCGGTGAAGGGTCAATGAAGCCGACTAAAGAATCAATTACACTTCCCGAAAAAGAATGGAAAGGCGTCGCTGTTGACGTGTGGGATGACAACACTCCGCTCGGTGATGACGAGGTTTATATTCCTTACTACAAAAGTATAGAGTTAGCCGCTGGGGCGGGATGCACAACAAACGAAGACTACAACGGATATAAGTTGCGCTTCTCTAAATCAACATTGCGGCGGTATGGTGCAGACCCTAAAAACGTAGTTAGTTTCCCTGTTCACGGTCCCAGCATGGACCCTGTAATACCGGACAAATCAACGGTTACCGTCGATAAGGGGCACACCAAAATTACTGATGGTGGAATCTACGCTATAGAACACGAGGATCTTTTCCGTGTTAAGTTGCTGTATCGCCTGCCAGGACATAGAGTAAGTTTGCGCAGCTACAACAAAGACGATTTCCCAGATGAAGATGTAGATCTCGATAAAATCAAAATCATAGGTCGCGTGATCAACTGGTCAGTCATGGCATGGTGAGACGCGGTTTTATCTGCACAAACCCGGCTTATGTCGGGTTTTTTATTGTTCAAAAAATACTTTAATCTCTTATCTATCATATCTATAACCCGCAGCTTAAAAATATTTTGGTATTTATATTGACCTTAATTAATACTTTGGTATTCTTAAGTTATCAGCAAGCAACGAAATCAGCCAAGTGAGTAAGTAGAAATAACAATTACCATCACTAATTAATTTAGCGAGGACAATATGATCAGAAGCCAAGATTTATTTATTGATGCGACCAATATCAAAAACCTATCCAAAGCCGATAGAAAGAATATTTTAATTAGCGCCAGTTCCACAAGAGAATGTCTCGTTGATGGTTTCAAGGCTATTGGAAATTTAATGTTTTGGGCTTGTGATAATGAAAAATACCCAGAGGATGAAATGCGTGCAGATATGGCTAATATCGGCCTTTTATTGAATCGTGGCTCTGAAATTATCGAAGCAACGATTGAGGTTGGGGATATAGCTGATTTTTATTTCGAAAAATAAGAGGCTTCCATGACTTCATTAACTGCACCAGAGTACAAAATTGTAGATGCGAGTGATAGTTCTGCGGAATTGGTTGCTCTCTTAACGCTATTGAAAGATGCGTATACCCATGAACATGCACCAGATGAGACTGATACAGTTTTCGCTTTAACAGCCATATTAAAATTGGCACATAGATTAAACTCTGATTTGTTTTATCTACTTAATGATGAAAACGGTGAGGCTAAATCATGACAGATTTTCAATCTGTAATTGAAAGGCTAAAAAAAGCCGATTATCCATTTAGCGTGCATCTGAGCAGATCACCAATTAGCGCTGACTTTTTTCTAGCAACAAATTTTGCGGAAAATATAGAGCATGCGATTTATAAAAAACAAGACGGCAGCTTTGTGATTGTTGATTTTTTCACTGACCCAAGGAAAGCGAATAAAGAAGCTACTGGAATTATAAATACATATCCAAGGCTAGCGGCGGCGTTGAATTATCAACTTGAGGATAAATCATGAGCAATGTGACATGTCACAGTAATTCGGCTCTGGTACCGCGCCAACGAAACCAGAACCTAGCCTTAAATAATGCCTGCGGTGGTCTTAATAAGGTTGAAACGGATTCTATCTTAACGGTATTTATCTTTGCAACCATTAAGCGCTCTGACGTTAAAGCTAAGCCAGTCATGATGCGAGTAACTGCCCGAAGCTATAAAGAAGCTCGGCAACAATTGATTCGCGATTACGTTATTTCATTCGCGGGTAAAGTTCCAGTTCGGGAGGTGAATCATGGCGCATGAAATCACATTAGAAAAAGCGGAAGAAATGGCGTATCAGGCTGAGTTAGTTTGTCTCTTGCTTGAGAGTCACCCCCATGAATTACAGAGTGGTGATGTCTCAGCCATTGCAAGCCTATTAGCAAAACTAACGGGTCATGTTGGCGGGTGGTTACGGGAAGAAATGGCACAGAGGGCAGCTAATCATGAATAAGGTAGATAATCCATGCACCAACCAAGCATTGACTGATGTACTGAGTGATATCGCGGTGTATCTGGAAGCGGCGCAAAGGCTAACTCAAGACCCCGGGCAAGGCGTTCAACTGGCAGATTGCATCATTAGCTACTGCGCTGATTACGCTAAAACTATGGCTGGACGTGCTGCGCTGGAAGGAACTGATCATGAAATCTAATCAATTGGAAGATGTCACCCATCAGGTAAAGCAAGCGCAAGCGGTCTTGGCAATGTGGCTTGAACTTGCCACTAGCAACAAGAACGATGTATCTGACAAGATCGGCGCAATCATAACGTTATTAGACGGCGTTCCAGAAGTGATGATCGCAGCTAATAGTAAGCTAGCCGATTATGATTATGAGAAATATAAAGAAGGCAAAAAATGAAACCTGAAAAAATTGATTACGAACGAATGGGTGATAATTTCATTGTCGATGATGGCGGTATAAATTGTGCATTAATAAAAGTGTTCGCACAAATATATATTGTTAATCGCCACGGTGTTTATAAGCGCTATCTAAGCCGTAGTGCTGCAATTAATAAATTAGCTCAAGTTATGGCAACCTATGTTTATCAGCGCCTTGGATTGCCTATACGTGAAGATGATGTTTATGACACTGAGCGCAAGGCATGGATTCGCGGTGACTTACTTCATGATTATATCCACTGCCGTGAAAGAGCGGTTCATCATATTCGTCGCCTGTTAGCTAAACAGCGCAAAATCGATAAATGGAACAAAGAATATCAGAGATGGGTTGAAACACGTGACGAGTTATATAAACGCAAACCTTATTAATTAAGTAATCGCTAAAACAAAATATTAACTATGGCCTTCGGGTTAGGACTCCCCACACCTAAAGGCTGAAAAATAGGGTAATTCGAATATGAGCAATCTTGAATTAATTGGCAGATATCGCAACCGCCTGGTAGCCGCAAAGCTGGATTCATTGCAGCGGAATACCGGCAGCACCTGCGTAATTAAAAAATCATCCAAGGGGAAAATCATTTCAGTTCAATTGACCACTGAAGTATTAACCCGGGCGCTGGAGCAATACGAATTAGTAGCGATCGAGGGGTTGGGGAAAACAACGGCAAGTGTCCGCATCCTGGAACTCTATCAATCCTGCTTAAAGAAAATGGGCGGAATGTCCTCTATGGGGCATGCATTCATGGATGACCTGATAGAAGAGTCGATCTGCGCATCTGACAAGCCAGCCACCAGCGCGGTGAAATCATGACGCTATCAGGCAACCGCATACCGCTCAGGATCTACCTCGGAGCCACTCAGATTTTAAGCCGGTACCGCCGTGGGGCTGTTCACCCTCGCCGCACGTATCAGCATGGCTATCTGTCTTTACGCATTACCCACCGCTGGCGGTTGCTATCAAAAGACGGTGGGCAGCACTGGGAGGCCATGAGCCACCAGCGATACAACAAAGAGTTAGGGGTGTAACTGATGAGTACTGAACTGAATCCAGAATCGACGCCTGACGGCATTAAAACGGGAAACCGTGTCACTGGGTATTCCGCTGCAATCCGTCAGCTTGATAGTGGGTATTACGACAAAAAAACATCCGAAGGCTTGAGGGTCTTAGCCTGCATTCAAGACGCTAAAGTTAACGGCTGGTTGAGTTTGAGCATTGGAAAAGAAGTCGTTATCTGGCGGTGGCTGGTCGTGACCGTGTTCATCAATGAAGAGCGGGAAAAAAACGGCACGGCTGAAATCCAGAACGACGAAGGCGGAGCTGACCTTGCTGTTATCTACATCGGAAAGAATGGCGGCATAAGCATTTACCCAGGCCCCCTACGATTTTCTCTGGCAAATCACGTTGAGGGATGCGCTATCGAGAAATACGGCACCCAGGCAGGTATGGCGCTGGCTCTAAGGATGTATCAGGACATGGTGGTGGTATGCCCAGAGCAAGGTTTTAAGTTATCGGCAATGGGCCGTGAAGGTCTGGAAATACTGCACGATGAATTTATCGAGATGATCAAAACCGAAGGCATCCCAGATATGCCAGTGGTTCACTAAGGAATAGAAAATGAGCAAAAAAACTGAACTGGTAATTAATGGAGTACCCATGATGAGTAGCGAAGAAATCGCCACTCTGACAGGGAAAAATAAATCCGATGTGCACGTGGATATCTGGAATATCTTAAAGCAACTTTATGATCTCGATAAAGATGATGGAAAAAACCATCATATTAAAAATCAAAAAGTTGTGATTATTAATGGTGTCATTATCAATATTGATGGTCGCGGATATATCTCTGAGTTCCTACTCGACCGCCGACATACTGAAATCTTAATTTCTGGTTATGACGTCAAGCGCCGCGCTGCAATCATTGATCGTTGGCACTCACTTGAAACAGGCGAAGCCCAGCCTCGCCTTGAATCGCCGCAACCTCAACAAACCGTTGTATCAATGAACGACAACATTCTTTCTCTGGCGCGTGTTGTAGCTGAGGCAACCGCATCGGCAACCATGAAAGCGGTGATCGATATTGTTGGCATTCAGACATATCAGCCAGCAGTTGAACCGGTTGCAGCTATCGCACCACCAGCACCAGAAGCCTTGCAGGTCAGCCATCATTCGCCAGATAACGAACAATCCGAATACGCTCTTGTGTCGGATCTGTCGTGGGCCTGTGGGTTATCAGATGCTGCATGCCGCCGACTGGCTACATTCTCCAACTTGCCTACCTGCATGACCAATGGCGATCGGGGCCATTTACTGATTCACCGTGATTTGTTTATGACGGTAGCTCAATCGCTGCTCGATGAGTCCACACCACCCACCGGCAAACTTAAACGCTGGAAACATCCAGAATTCGGTGGCTTCACCTTGCGTCTGAAATCCGAAAGCCACACAGGGGAGACAAAATAATGTTTATTCCAACCGATATTCTTCGCGCCGCCCTGCTCTGTGTTGCTGGAGAGAATGAGACTCGCGAATACCTGAAAGGGGTATACATCACCCCAACCCATATCAAAGCTACCGATGGCCGTGCGCTTGTGATGATGGAGCATGGCTGTGAAGTCGGTAATGATATTGATGGCGTGTTTGTCTTTGATGGTGACATTCCTGACGAAGCCGTCGAGGCCGAAATGACTGCGATTATCGCTGACGGCGGCAACTGGTATGCAGTCCATTACGATGAAAACGAGAAGCCAATTTGTTCAAACATGCTGGAACTACTCGATTGCCAATATCCAGATTTCAGTAAGGTGCTGCCACCAGATCCAGGGACGTGTGAAGAATTTCCCATGTTTACCTCTCAACTGCTGGCCTTGCCTCACCTGATGTTTGG